GTTATACATAGTTGGAGTCAACTGTAAAGGAACATATGGAGCGTAGATGTAACCAGTATCCAACAAGCTAGTACCTTTGTGTCCAATCAACACTTGGTTAGCTGGGAAGTAAGGGTCACGATACACTTGGTATCTTCCTGACAATGTACCGATTCTTTCGATACCCATGTTGTATTGGTCTTGGTCAGGAGCTGCGTTTGATACGTGGAAGTATTCCAAATCATCAAATATAGCTGAAACTTCAGAAGATACAACAATCCAGTTAGCTCCACCTCTCAATGTTGATTTGTGGATTTGAGCTGACAATTGGTTGATAGCAGTAATCAAAGTTTGGTTCCAATCTTTTTGAGTGTATGGAGTAGTTCCAGTAGAAGCTAATCTCTTCCAACCGTTGTAATCCCATCTCAAGTTCCATGCTGCACCTTTTCTCAAATCACGTAAGATTTCTCTGTCGATTTCAGCCGCAACTTGTTCTGACAATAAAGCTGTTAATTCAGCTTCAGCATCAATGTTGTGGAACGCCGCAACGTCTTGAGCTAATTCAGGAGACCATTGTGCTCTTAATTTTCTTTCTGTAACTGAAACAGTAACTGATTCAAGGTCGAAAGAAACTTCACCGATTTGGTCTTCAAATTCCAACTCTTTGTACAATCTGTAAACAGCTAAGAAAGCGTCGTTACTAGTTGTATCAGATGAGAATGTTGAACCTGTGTAACCATCAGGAGTTGTTTGACCACAAGAGATACAAACTGGTTGTTGTAAATCAATTTCTAAGAAAATGAAACCGTTAGCATCACATACGTTGTAGTAAGAACCACCTGAGTTAGCGTTGTATCCAGCAGGACCTGCAGGGAATTGAGTTGTTACAGTGTTACCATATTGAACGATACCTTTACCATATCTTTGAGTTACTACTCTGAATAAGTAAGGAGCTTGTGTGTTACCTGAAGTAGTTGTGTTATCAGTCACACCAAAGATGTTCAAACCTGATAAGAATTCTTCAGTATCCATTGTATTACCATTTGGACCAATCAATTGACCAGCACCAGCGTTAGAGAATCCACTCATAACGATGATTACTTTTCTGTAGTCAGTCAATGTGTAAGCTGAAGGTACTAAGTAACCAGCGTTACTCCAAGCGTAAGTTACAGTTGAAGCTGTAACAGCTGTCCACTGACCTTTAGAGTAATCGAACAACCCTGGAGGGTCCAAGTTTGGTTCGTTACCTTCGTAGAACAAATCGTACAAATCCTTATTGTATGTAGGATTGTATGTACCTGCACCTGAACTATAACCAGCATTTGGGTCACCAGGGTAGTTTCCTGGAGAACCTACAGGAGCGTAGTGTGAACCACTGTTTCCAAAGTATCCGTTAGTAGAAGTACCACCAGAATAACCTTGAATTTTAGGTACGAAGTAGAACAATTTACCGATTGGTAAGTTCATTGCTTGTACTGACACGATGTCGTTAGCTAATAATTTAGAGAATACTCTTCTCACGATTGGGAAAACAACTGTTTCAAAAGAACCAGAGTCAGAAGTTGAAGAAGCCTCATTGATTAAGTGAGAAGCTTGGTTTTCATACAACTGAGCTACGTTTTCTTTCATGTGACCTTTCAAACCTTCCAAAAAGCCAAGTTTATCCCATTTGTTAATTGTGTCTTCTTTGATAACTTTTAAGTGTTTCAACCCAATGTTACCAACTAGACCGCTTTCTAATAATGCACCCATTTTAATTTTATTTTGTTTTTAGTTTTATGTTTATTTTTATTTTACTATTTTAGACATGATATCCTTCATTCTTAAGAATTGTGGATTTTCGTATGTCTTAGATTCAATTAAGTTTTGAGCCGAACCTGATGATGGAGATTTTTCAATCTTAGACATAGATTCAGTTACAACACTTTGATTATTGTTTGTTAATTCGTTTTTGATAGAGCCGTACAAAGACTTAGATTCTTTCAATGATTCAACGTCATCAAATCTTCTTAAGATGTTGATTTTTTCTTGTTTAGTTGTTGTATGTTCTGTAAACAATCTTGTAGCGTAAGCCAAGTTTGAGTTGAATACCGCAACTTCATTTAATTTTTCTCTGAATACATTCAAAGCTTTTCTATACTCTTCGTTCTTTTCTCTCAAACGTACTACTTCTTCAGAAAGAGCAGAATTAGGTTTAACTTTCATTTTAGGTAGTCCTTTTCTCATTGGGTAGTTTCTCGTACCGTTTGATAAAGTTCTCGCAGCTTCTGTAGTTTCTTCTTTTTCAAAAGCCTTTCTTTTCAAAGTATCACCTTTTTTAGTTGTGTAATCTTCATCACCTTTGTGAGTTTTAGATTCATCACCTTTGTTCATACCATATTTACCCTCTTTGTATTCGAATTTCTTTGGAGATAAATTCATACCAACACCTTTAGCTTTACCTTTTGGTTCGATAGAAGCTTCTTTTGTTTCCATTTTT